CTCTGGAGTAGTTCATTTAGTTCCAAGCTCAACTACTTATGCGTATGATCAAGTGCAAAATCCTGTCGCAGGTGCGGGCAGTGATGGTGCAGGGGGCGCATTATGTACAGTTGGAAAATATTCACCCAGTCCTCAAGTGATTCGCACTAGCGGTTCTGAGTTTTTTGATGTTATTCAAGTAGAAAATCGCACGACAGCAGATGTCGAAGTTGTTATAAATTACGGGGTTGTTTACACCGCAAATCCTTTGGATATACTAAAGGTTCCTAGTAGAGGTTTATGATATGAAAGTATATAATGTAACAATTGATCCTAGCAGGGAAACTATAAAATTCACAAACTATGAGAGTATTCGTGAGTTCTTAGAGGACTTAAATACTGACCCAGTAACCGATGATTATGGACAAGAGACTGATTCTAGATCATGGGAGCGATTAGTCGGATCTAAAAGTCTCCATGTGTCGGATGTCAGGATTAATGTCAAGATAAAAGGAAACCCTTTTGATTCTGCTTATCATAGAACTTTCGATTGGGAGCATAAGTTTCACTGCTACGGGGATAACAACATTTTTGTCACCTGTGATTCTAATGTTGGAGAGACTCTTTCTGATAAATTATATAATTCTCCTGGAGTTTTTGAAAACTTTACAGTAGAAGACATCAGCCTTCGAGGTGACTGGGGGGCTGGGGATAGGTGTCATTCTATAAAATTTAAGAATTGTCACATACGGGGAGAAGTTAAGGCTGGGGCGAGCGTGGGGTTCAATACACCTCAATCTTGGCCTGGTTACAGTTTGCTCGCTGATGATATGAACTCGTCTAATGCTAATAAGTGCTTCGTTGTTGGAGGAACGAAACTAAGTGTTGCCTCCACAGCAAAAAGAATGAACCTGGGTCCCGTAGAGTTCGTCAATTGCATTTTTAAAAAGCCGACATATACCCGCTACAGCCCAGCATTTGTGTATGAGCCTGGAATGTCGATGACGTACGGCTCCCCAGATTCCTCTAAAGATGAACTAGGAGGCCCTAGCATTTCTCCATCGTTCAATGTAAAATTTATACATTGCGATCTTGGTAATGGTAGAGGGCCTTTCAACCCAACAGATTATGATAATAATGATAATACTGTAAACTACAACTCTCTTATTTCTTTAGCAGGTGTTGGCAACTCTACTGGGTATCAAAAAGGTATTCTTGATCTAACAGCGGAACAGCAAATGATTGATGAGGTTCAACGTTGGGCAAATACGCACATTACCCAATACTATGATTCGAATGGACTTAAAGCTTTTTACAAAGACTACGTTGATGATGATGACCTAGGTGGTCCTTTTAAGCTAGAGCTTATAAACTGTGTCGGTGGTAACGGATTAAGTGAGCGATCATTCCAAGGGGGCACCACATGGCTAACCACTGCGATTGCGGGATTCAATAGCGCCGCCCAAATAAATAGAGCAATGTCTTTCCGATGGGACACTCCTCAAAAATACTTCATACCTGGAGCAGACAACACCTTATACTCCTGGAATATTGGTGGAGAAGGAAATCTACAAACCAGATATCCTCTAGATGATACTCAGTGGGATTATAACTCTGGAACTTTTGATTATTTCCAAATAGGGTATACTCGGCGCGGAATGTTCTATAATCCAAGAAACTATTACTCGGATCAGCAGCATCAGCCCGCAAACATTGGACCCTTCCATGTTTCTCGGGGAAGTGAGGCTATTTTCTCCTACCCATATGCTCCCGAAATAGAAACTGTTAGGTTCCCTGATCACCCACACAACGATCTAGCCAGACAAACTTGGGTTAGCTGGGGGGGTAGCCCTGGATACCAGGACAGAAATGTAGTTACTGGGGCCGAAAAGGATATCTTTGGAACAACTCGATCAAAGGATGTTCTCCCAGGTCCTATTCAAACAATGTCTGTTTGGGCAGAGCCTCTTCAGTTGACCGTTAATAGCTCTTATCCTGCCAATCATGGGACTAAGAGTAGAACCAATCAAAATTTCTACTACACCCTTGGATGCACTAACAAGCCCAGAGGTTTTGAGAGTGAAATTTCTGAGACCACTCTATACATGGTTCCAAATGAAAACAAGACTCCTGTTAGATCTCTTACTGACGCAGCGGATAGTAACTTAAAGATTTCAGATACTTCGGCTCAAAGTGAGTTTGGATTTGACATGGATAATGGATTGCTGTTTCAGCAACCAGGGTCATTCCTGGTGCAAGTTCAAAACTCTGATCTAGACTCTGGTGTGCTTATGAATATAGACCATAAGCACCTTATAGATGATAGCTTCACTCAAAAAGAGAAATTTAAGCTAGACTTCGGTAAGCTTGATCATGGTGGATCGGATGGCACCCCCACGATTCTACCTTCGGACACAAACTTCTCTTGGTTCATAATGGCTAAGACAAAGGGTGGTCCCGTAGGAACATCGGACTTCTTCTTCACTACTGAGCCCGCACGAACTATCTCTACAAACACGCCTGACCCTCTTGCTGGAGTCACCTCTGAAGTAGTAGAGTATAAGCAAGTGGCTGTCAAGAGAAAAACCGAATCCTTCACCGTGTTTGCTGATGACGCTAGTGGAATGGCTACTGATCACTATGTTGTATTCGCAGATGGGGGCGCAGTCTCTGCGACACTGCCTGAGGCTTCCGCTCAGTCCATGCGAGCCGTAACTGTAACAAAATCTACAGGAGCCTCCCCCGTAGGTATCCTTGCGGCTGCGGGAGACACGGTGCATGATCAAGAGTCCATATCTCTCACCACTGAGGGGGAATCATTAGTCCTTGTTAGCGATGGAAATAATTGGGTTAAGTTACCAGTAGACTATCTACAAATAGAAAGAGGTAGTTAAACCGTATGACTGAGTATAGTGCAGTAATAGTTGTCCAGTCGAACGAGGCTGGACAACCTACAAACCTGTTGGCTTTAGGGGGTCAGGACACTCTTGCAAAAGGTGTTCTCCCTCCTGATATACAAAGCCTTCCTGGAGACGTTACTGCTATCTCTACCGCTACAGGATCTCTAAACCCCTTACTTCCTCTTACTGCCAATGTAGAAGAAATTCTGGATCTAACTGCTGATGTAATCTCTATTACTGACTCTACGGGAGCACTTAACCCATTAGTGCCCATTACGGGAACGCTCATAGGGCTTGATGTTATTGTAACTGGAGAGGGTGGAGTTCTTGACGATATTGAAGATCTTTTTGCAGCTACAGGCACTAATTATGTAAACATTACGTCGATCAACGAAGCTACAGGAGTTTTAGATCCTCTAACTGGTCCAGGCGTTGTAGACGCAGTTTTGAACGCTACTGGGGATATTATCACCTTGTTTGATGCGACAGGAGATAACTTCCATGACATTACGGGTCTTACTGATGCTACAGGAGGGCTAGAAGGTGATGTAACGGCTCTTTACATAGCAACGGGACTCATTGTTGACGCTACAGGCCCTTTAGATACACTCGCAAATGCTGCCGATGTTGTTAAGTTAGAAGGTCTTGTCAATAGATCAGACGATTTAGCTGACATTGCTGCGGATTATGCTGAGGCAGATAGTGGAAACGGAACTCTTTTTCAGAACCTAAATGCCACAGCCAATCAGTTAGGTCCATTAACTGGCATTACCAGTAACACGGGCGGTTTAGTTCATATTTATGACGATTATAACACTGCTAGGGTTGGGGGGCCGCTGACGCTTCTCGCTGATCTTAAGGATGGTGTAGAGGCCACGGGGGTCCTAACAGGAGTCCTTCCTTTAACTGGCCCAGGGATTGTAGATGATCTTTTAGATGCTACATCAAATATCAACACTTTGTTTGAACAAACTGGTCTTAACTATAATGATATTACAGGCATCAATGAAACTACAGGAACGCTTACAGATATCCTTTCTGATGGATCTAGTGTTCTTTCTGGGCTTTCTTCGACTCTGGTGGGAAATAATAATGGACCAGACGTTGCTGTTTACAGTGCCTTATCGGCACTAGCGAATAGACTTCGAGTCGTTGATACGATTACAGCAGAGGACTCTCCTGACGGTCAAACAATATACCTTTCTGGTGCTAGTAGGATAACAACCAGAGCGGGCACTACCGTTACTGACCTCACTTATGGGGCTGGAAATCAAGAAATTGCGGTACTAAAGTTACAGAATAGTCTTGGTGGAGTAGCTTACTTGTCGGGCACGGGGGGTGCGGGGCTAATGGCTCCCGAAGGTGGGGACATCTGGATGGCTTTTGAAGCTCTAGGTACTGGGACTGTAACGAGTTCTCTCCGACAATTATTCTCAAAAACTGCGGATTCCTCCGCTAATTGGGATGCTAGTTATGATTACGTTGACAGTGCTTCGGGGGATATTAGAGATACCTCTAATGCTCTTTTCTCTGTTACAGGATTAAAATCGGTACTGGATGTTACATCAGAGTCAGGATTCTATGGTCTGAATGTTACTGCGGCTGAAGTAAACTTTACTGGGCCTTTAGCAGCTACACTTAGTGGAGTAAGGTCTCTTAAATCCAGGCCAGGACAAGATCTTACTATCAGAGCCGAGGAAGGTGAAGATTTAATCTTAAATAATGTTGGTACTGGTGGGCTGCTTAGAATTGGTAGACAAGGCAATGCTTTTAGTGCAAACGATTTCAAAGCTTCTGCTGATAATTGGAGTGAGGTGTACGATGCGTGTGTTGCAGGTGACATTGGTGGTGGAGGAGGGGCTACAAGTATTGCCAGTGCCATACATTACAGCCCGACTGTAGACCTTCCAATCTTCACGGGAACGAACCCTCTGCCTGATCAGGGCTCAGTTTTACGATATAACAATGACCTTACTGGATTTGAGATTAGAAAAGGCCCAATCGAGGGCGTCTTCACATACGACGGAACTTCATTGGGTATAGACCCAACGTCGGTCACTTTATTTAATCTTGGCGATGCCAATGTTGGTGGTGGTAATTCTCTAGATTTCTCAGCAAGTTTCACAACTTCAGGAAACACAAAAACCCTCCTAGAATTTGATGACAAGAGCCGTGTCGCACTAGGAAGAAACTCAGTCCCACTAGAGATTAGTGCTAATGGTGAGGCTGACGTAAGGCTTGAAGATGATGGAACTGATGGTGCGTTTGTACTAATTAAGGGAACTAAGGCTGGGGATTCTCCAAGTATCAGTCAGGTTCACCTGCAATCTGCGGACCTAAGTGCTGACGCGACTTCTGAGGCCATATTCGATTCTCCAATAGCCACCAACAATACTATAGAGGCTAATGGCGGTAAGGGATCTTCTCACCCCACAGCGGGAGGTCAGGTCCTTCAAAGTAGAGGATCCTCTACGGCGGTTACTTGGGGTAACAAGAAGAAGCTCAGGTGGTATGAGAGTGATTTCCACTCAGCAGATGTTAGAATTAATGGACCTTGGCTTGGGGCTGCAGTAAATGCGGGAACCACTGGTGCTGGTGTCAGTCCTACATCTCTATGGTCAGAAATGATCGGAGCGGTTCTGCTTAAATCTAGTACCACAGCAGATTCAGGGTATCGTTGGGATTCACAAGCTATGGACAGGATAGCCCCCAGAAAAAACTTATTCTTTGAGTGCATCTTCGCTGTTCCCGATGACTTCACAAATAAAACAGCTAAGTTTGGGTTTTACGATGATGCAACCAATGCCACAGCGGCGGTGGATGGAACTTATTTCCTAATCGACAATAGCGGAAATATAACACCAGAAACAGCAAATAATAGCACTCGAACAACTGGGGCTACTTATGCCTTATCCGTGGACACTGTGTATAAAGCTCAAATTTGGTGGAGCACTAGCACCACGGCAATATTTAAATTAACAGATATGGATGAGTCTACTGTTCATCAAACCTGGACAATTTCTACTAATCTCCCCTCTGGAACTGCGCGCAGATTTGGTGCGGGTGCAGTTGCAAAAAGTTCAGGAACGGTTGCAGATTCTATATTTGTTTTAGATTATATGGGTTGGGGATTGTATCCATATAGAGAGGATGACTCAATTTAGCGGGGTAATTATTGGAGACTAACGATATGGATAGAAGAAATCTTATAAATAAAGATACCATGTTACCCTTGGGTATGGTTATATCAATTTGTGCTGGCGTTGTGTGGATTAGCACAGAGCTAAACCATATAAACTACAAACTAGATATACTTGAAGGCAAGTTGGAAGATCAGTGGACCAAACGAGACATGGAGAACTGGGGGCTTCGGTTACGAATGGAGAATCCAGAAATCGTCATACCTCCAATGGACGATTAATTTAGCATGTGATTCTGCTTCGCTGCTCGCAATAACCTCCATAAATGATTGTCTTTTATGGAGGTTATAGTAGTGATAGAATTTTCCAATCTACGGATTTCATCCTCAGAAATTGTGGGAGTAGTAAGGACCTTTTTAATATCCTCTACTACCTCTAACAAGTTTCTTTTGTCAGCCTCCGATATTTGAAATATCTCTTTTTCAATTGTCTGTTTAGCTTTCATCGCATTATCTCAATCTTCTTGTCCCAGCAGCTAATCATTAAGCTTATTCTGGATGTTCCTTGTTGCAGATGCTTTATGGGTAAAACACCGTGAGCCATATTCCCTTCGAAGATAACCAGTCTGTTAGGTTTGTATGGTATCTTGAGCCAGTCCTCGGCTTCCGATCTATCTTTTAGATCGTAAATGTTTGTCTCAAACTTGTAGCCTGGGTGATAACCGTTTGTGTCCATCACAAGCTCGCCGCCTTCCATACCATCATCACCCCCCAAGAATATAACGGCAGTCTTTTTGGCTGTCTCTATATCTTCTGCTGCTTCATCACAATCCACATGATGGCTTAGGTGGTTCACTTCTTTGTCTAAGGAGTTAACCCATACTTCAAATCCATTGCTATTGAAGGCGGGATCAATAGTAGGCAAAGCTCTAATTATTTTGCATATATATTTTTCTGTATGATCCTTATGTTTGTTCCCCCAAACGTACTTGCTAGTGAAAAAATCAAACTGCCAGGAGCCAGCGTAGTGAAAGAACCTATAAAGTTCTTCTAATATGTTATCTTCGGAAAGGAAATCATCTATTATCTTAATCACAGAATGTTGACCGTATGGCCCTCTCTTTCGTAGTGGCGCTTCCTATTAGAAGAATGCTCGATCAAGTATTTCTCCTTGTCTAGGAAATCATAAATATATACTACGCTTTTGCTTTCATGCCTTCTTAATGCTCGACCAAGTGCTTGTAGTGTAGCAATCTCGGACTTCATCCCCCTGGCATTAATGAAGTGAGTGATCTCTTCAATGTTCACTCCTGTTTGCAATATTTTGGTTCCAATAAGCACGCTAGATTCTTCACATCCTCGGAATCTAGAAATACAGTCATACCGCTCTGTGATGGAATTAGCCCCTTCCAGGAACTCGACGGATCCTCCAACCAGCTTTTCCAGGGATCTTCCATGATCAAGTGATTGGGTAAGAATAAGTATGCGGGCTTTTTCATTGTCTTCTCTGATAGCATCTACTACACCTTTTATAATATTGTTTCTAGATTTGTTATTTACTATGTAATTTTCGTACACAGTTAGATATCCTTGATCCTCATCCAAGCCACTAGCATCATAAGGTCTATCAATAAGCTGAATGATTGGTTTGGTTAACTTACCCTCCTCTACCAAGGAGGCGGTGTCCACCTGCTGTATAACCCCTCCCAGAGCGCCTTCAAGGTTATATCTAGGAATGTCATCATTGGGAGGGGTAGCGGTAAATCCGAAGCGATACCGAGCCTTAGGGAAGCTTCTGATGGCAGCTAAGGTCGTCTTGCCGTTAGAAAACTCATGACACTCATCCACCATGAGGACTTCTGCTTCGTCGAGGTGTGTGTCAAGTATTCGTTCAATACTTTGAACAGTACATAACATGATATCACCCTGAACAAAACCCTCACCGTAACAAAGACCAACATTATCAAAGCCGCAAGCTTCAGTGAGGAAATCATAAGACTGAGTTAGTAGTTGTTTGGCGTTGAATAGGATTACCATTTTCCTACCCTCTAAAGCTTTGATTAGCCCCGCCATAATCAATGTTTTTCCCGAACCCGTGGGGGACTTGATTATCCCTCTCTTATTATGTAGCCCTTGTGAGATTAGTTCCTCTTGATAGTCATAATACTTAAAGCCATGAATTTGCTTAGTGTTTAGAGGCTTGTTCTCTACTGGAGGGAGGTTGTACACGATCTCTGGCGTACAGTTAATTTTCTTGAGGTCTTCTAGTAGCCTAGATAATAAGCCAGTCCTTAAAACTCCTCCCTTTGTAATGAAGTGAGTTTTGCCATCCCACTGCCTCCTCTTGTAAACGGCAGAGTATGCAGCACCTGGAACCTTAAACGAGTACATGTCGTACAAGGCTTTCAAGAGTTCGGGATTGTCCGTCTCGATTCGTGAATTTATATTATCTACATGAATCTTCATCAAACTATTATAGAGTATATAATACTCTACTAGGAGTCTATTTATGCTGAACAATCAAGTAAATGATCCTGCCAAGCAGGAGGTCATCGAAGACCTTTTAAAAGATCTTCCTTCAGATACCGCTATAGAGTTGGAGCTTCCCTCAGAAAACAGAGTGTACGCTTTGGAAGATCCAGGGGCACCTATAACCCTAAGGCCCATGACCTTCGAGGATGAAAAAGCTTTAGTGAGTGCTAAGAAGACTGAGGATCCCGTCAACATGATTTTACAGAGGTGTGCCACTAATATAAAAATTCCAGACCTCCTCTCAATGGATAAGCTCTACATGATCATGAAGCTTAGAGAAATCTCCTACGGAGATGACTACAACACTCTGCTAGTCTGCACTCATTGCAAGGCGGAAAACCCTACAACGGTAAAGCTCTCCACGCTCAACATAAATCCAGTTCCTGACGATTTTGCAGACCCAGTAACTGTCATGTTGCCCACTTTGAAGAAGGAAGCAAAGGTGAGATTGCCTAGAGTTAGAGATGAGCGAATGATGTCGGATACCGAGACTGCTTTAGATCAGCTATGGAGATTCGTGGTCGAGATCGCTGGTCATACTGACAAGTCCATCATTGCCCCTGTAATAGACAAGCTGCCCCTAAAGGATGTCAGAACTATCCTAAACGCTATTAAGAGCGACTACGGCGTTGATACTAAGGTCAAGTTCCAGTGCAACGAATGCGGAGGGGTGTCTATTGTAGACCTACCAATAGATGCAAATTTTTTCGATGTGAACTAGAAGAAGTAATTGATGTAGACAATCTTCTTCTAGAAGCCTATATACTTGTAAAACGAGCTAGGTTCACTTATGCGGATGTAAAGGGTATGACTCGCATGGAGAGGACCATATTCATAAAACTTCTTAAAGAGGACTTGGAGAGAGAAAGCGATGCAATTAAACGGAACTCAGGTAGTTGATAGGCATAACAGACCCACTGTGATTCAGAAGGTCGCCCTGAGGGCGTTCTTCATCAATGATGGTCAGTATTACGACCCTTATGACATTAGTGGTGTAACTATTTTTCAAAAGGCTTCTAACTTTACGCCGAGTAGCCTTCTAGCAACTGATAACGTACTAGTTTCTAGTATACCTGGGGACATCATCCAGATGCACTTCACTCCGTCAGGGAACGATGGAGGTACTCCTGCTCAGGATCCTAGTGGCTATAACCCAGGGACTGACATTAGATCAACCAGCGGCGTCTATCGAGTACAACAAGGGGAGTATATGGTCGTTCTTGATGGGACTCAAGACACCTCAGGAATCTATAACTTCTATGGATCCTCGCTAGTTGTGGAAAATGCGGCGAGCGCGGTAAACGATTACATCGACTGCTGGACCATCAAATTTGCAGAAGGCTCAGACTATCAGACATTAATCAGTGATTTCCATCTGTACGATGACACGTTCTTCACGATAACTCAGCCACTACTTCTCAAGACAAGGAACAAGTTACTGAACAAACATGTTACCCTAAGTTCTATAGAGAACATGACCGTCACCACTGAGATCACTATTCAAAACAAAGACATAGATAGCAGCGTGAAGAACATTTTTAAGGACTCCGCTATCACTAGTGCAATGATGCAAATAGAGAAGGTCAACGAGGATTCCACCACACTTCCAGCCACAGTGGTAGTTTCTAGCTTCGCTGATACTCAGTCCGTTATGGACATAACTTCAGACAATACAATATTATTTAGATTCGACACGACAACCTTGGCAACACATCCCAGAGTCGCAGACTTTGGAGGACTTACTGGAACTTACAGGGCAACCGTAAAGTATAACCTGCTCAACGAGAGCATCATATCGCCCCCTTACTATTTCACAATAAGCTAACTTCGTTAAACATTTTATATTCAAAATTGTACAGTGAGCTTTCCTGATCAATCCAGTCGGGGAGGCTCACTCCCTTTATATGGCACTCGTTCCAATCCTTGTAGGGATCGGGAGGTGAGCAGACATAAAACTCATCCATAAGGCGTTCCCTTCGCAGCCTGTCAAAAGCTTCGCAGCCACGCTCCCCCGCTGCATCATTATCAAACCCTAGAATGATCCTTCCCTGAAATGTGGATAGAATATCCGCCTGTCTTGGGCTGATGATATTCTTCATGGTAGCTGTTGCATTTACGCCCTGAAGCTGAAGAGACTTAGCATCTAGAGGTCCTTCGCAGACGACAACATAGTCAGCCTCCTCATCGTAAGGGTACAGCACATCTGATGACGGAGGCGCAATCTCGATGGACGGGTTTAGATACTTAGGCTGCTGATCTCCAAGAGCCCTACCCTGGAAGTAATAAACAACACCATCCTTCTCAAAAGGGATGATGATCCGATTAGCGAACTTACCCTCAACACACAGGTAGTATTCAGCCTCTGGATAGCCTTCATCCTCAGTTAGTAGATGCCTATCCCAAAGCTGCTTCCACGCATTCAGTAGCTTAGGGTCATCAGAGTAACCTGTCTCAATATTGATAGGAAGTAGCTTGCTGGTGTCTAGCTCAAGCTGCTGAACCTTTTTAAACTCTTGAGGCGGTTCCTGTCCAAGGAACTCAAAGTTCTTAATCATCAGGTCACGTTGAGCGCGAAAGTACGGAAGCTCCTCCACCTCTGAGTACAGGCGCGTGAAGTTACCTGTCCTTCCTGTCTTAAAGCACTGCCACAGCCCACTAACTATATTGACGCTCATATGCTTCTTCCAATCATTCTTCACAAAGACGGACTCCATGATGAATTCTTCCCCATTAGAAGATAAGCGGCCTTTATCTCCAAAGTTCCTGGTTATATACTCTTTAATAAATTGAGGTGCTATGATGTACATAAAAACTATTTCCGAATCTAAATACCAGACGTTTAAGCAGTGTAAGCTGAAGTATCGTTATCGCTATGTTGACCGACTCCCTGAACCCGAAGAATCGAATACTGAGGCTCTACACTTCGGATCATATATCCACAAGATCCTTGAGGACGGAGTAAACTGCACCACAGAGGGTGAGCTAGTTCAGATCGCTGAAGAGGTGAAGGGCACATACAAGATATCAGAGAAGTACAACGGCAAGGATTTAAAATGCATTCAAAATTTTCTAGACTTCAACTCCAACCTTTCAGGAACAATAGCAACAGAGCTTGTATTTGAGGTTCCCGTAAAAGACGATATCACACTAAACGGAATCATCGACCGTGTGATCAAGGGTAAGGATGGTGGATTCCTCATCATTGACTATAAGACTTCAAAAAGAGAGAAGACCAAAGTGGACCTATACCAGGACACTCAGTTGAAGGGATACGTCTACGCGATTAGTAAGCTGTACGATGTTCCTATTAAGAACATTGTGGCGGCTCATTACTACCCTCTGACGAATAACTTTGTCCACGTTACCTACTCGGTTCCTCAGATCACGGCTCATGCGAGAAAGATTGTCGATGAGGTCTGGAAGATTCGTAAGAGCAAGAAGGACGATATGAGGCCCAGCAGAAATGATTTCTGTAACTGGTGTGCCTACAAGACTGCCTGTCCTGAGTTCTGTACCATGCATGAAGTGCAGAACAAGATAGAAGAGCTAAAGTCTAAAAAGAAACCTAGGAAGAAATCCTAGGATACGTTCCGTGAATGAACGGAGCATAGATATCTATTTGTATAGAGACAAAGAAGTTATGTACCTGCTCTGGTGAGTATTTGCATTTCTTGGTTAGATAGTTAAACAGCATCTCCAGCTTAATAGGCTTCTGCTTGTTCATTGCATCCAGAACCTTGAACTGGAAATGCTTGATGAACTTTTCGCTGTACTTGTGCCGCCATTTCTCCACAAAGGAGTAACTTAAAGTATCATTTATTAAATCAAGAAAATCAATAATCTCTATATCTAGGTTATAACTCATTTAAATAGTAAATATATAATACATATTATTTAATTTAGTATATTATTTAATATATATAT